TCTTTTATAATTGGTAACGCTAATTACGGACAATTAGGTATAAATGTATTATCCTACTAACAGCGAAAGAGGTAAATAATGGCTACAGGTTTTCCGGCTGCAACCGGCGACGTACTTAGCGCAGCTATGTTTAACGGCCTAGTGGCCTTTACGGTTACAACTGAGTCAGGTGCTACCTATACGGTAGACAATGACGATTTATACCAGGTGCTAATTCAGACTAGCAACGCTGGAACTAAAACGGTAACTATTGCACCTGACAGCACTTTGACTGCTGCTGCAGTAGGCAGCGCAATTACTTTTATTAACACTGGTGCAGGGCTGCTAACTTTTGCAGCTGGTAGCGGTGTAACTATTACGTCAGCCGGTGCAGTATCAGCCGCGCCTACTTTGGCTACGCATAAGGTAGCCCAATGTGTGCGAGTAGCTGCTAACACTTGGCGCATTTTTGGGTCAATAGCCTAATGATCGGTGCAATATCAGCCGGTGCGGTAAGCTTTCAAGATTTACCAATAGTAACCTGTGATTACCTGGTTTTGGCTGGTGGAGGTGGAGGCGGTTACGGTGCTTATGGTAGAGGCGGCGGCGGGGGTGCAGGCGGTTTACGTTCAACGGTTACAGCAACCGGCGGCGGTGGTACTTTAGAAACAGCTTTAACACTTAGTAAAAATGTTAATTATTCAGTAACAGTTGGTGCTGGTGGTAATGGTGCCGGTGGCAGTACCAGTGCCGGTAATAACGGAGTTAATAGTAGTTTTTCTACTATCACTTCTACGGCAGGCGGTGGTGGAGGTACTTCCTCGGGGACTGCTGGGGTAGTTGACGGTCGTTCAGGTGGAAGCGGCGGCGGCGCGGGTGGTCAAGCAACTAACGGAGTTAAAGGAAACGGAACCGCAAACCAAGGCAGGGACGGCGGGGCTTGCTCGCTTACTTCTGGTGGTGGCGGTGGTGGCGGTGCCTCGACTGCAGGTACTAATAACGGTGCAAACGGCGGCGACGGTGGTTCTGGTGTTGCAACCTCTATTACAGGCAGCTCGGTAACTCGAGGAGGCGGTGGAGGAGGTTCATCTGAAGCCGGTATAGCAGGCGGTGGTGGTTCTGGTGGTGGTGGTGCTGGAGGTACCGGTGCAGGAGGCTCTGGTGCAAACGGGACTGTTAATTTAGGCGGCGGTGGTGGTTCTGGTTACGCTGCACAAGGTAACGGTGGAAGCGGCGTTGTCATTTTAAGATATTTAACAAGCGAAGGAACAATAACAATAGGCGCAGGGTTAACCGGCTCAACGGCAACAGACGGCAGCTACAAGGTAACTACTATTACGGCCGGTACCGGAAATGTGAGCTGGGCATAATGGCGCATTACGCATTTTTAAACGAAAATAACGTAGTTACTGAGGTAATTCCTGGCATAGATGAAACTGAACTTATAGAGGGTTTAGACCCGGAAACCTGGTACGGTAATTTTAGAAATCAAATCTGCAAGCGGACAAGCTATAACGGGAATTACCGTTTTAATTATGCGGGAGTTGGATTTTCTTTTGACGCTGAGGCAAACGCTTTTATAGCACCTAGTCCTGAGTGCCACCCTGAGTTAATCTTAAATACTAATACTTATCGCTGGGAGTGCAGTAATGCCGAGCATATTAAAATCCTCTAACGGTTGGCCTGCCAGTAAGGACCCTGCAGAAATTGGCATTAAATCTTTTAAGGTACCTGGCACTGATCTTAAAATACGGTGTGCTGAAAAGGTGGCACCGCTTCTTATTGGCCTTGCGTCGGAGTTTCACGAAACGATAGAGCCGATAGACAAAGGCACGCTGGACGATTGGGGCTACTGTTTCCGCATGATACGCGGGACGACTGACAGCCTTAGTAATCACAGTAGCGGCACAGCTATAGACCTAAACGCGACTAAACACCCTTTAGGCAAGGAAAATACTTTTAGCCCTGAGGACGCTGCTAAGTGCATAGCTTTAGCTGCTAAGTACGGCTGTAAGTGGGGCGGTACGTACAGGCTAAGAAAAGACGATATGCACTTTGAAATAGCGTTAAACCCTAAACAAACAAAAGAGCTTATAGCTAAGCTCGGATTGGTTAAAGATGAATAGACACAGCCTAAAAGTAGCTCAACAAATCGGCGGTAGCTGGTTACGTAGCTTTGTAGCTGCAACCGTAGCCTGTTATATGTCTGGCATTACTGACCCTAGCCTTTTGCTTAAAGCAGGATTAGCAGCTGTGCTACCTGTTGCCTATCGCTACCTAAATCCTAAAGACCCTCTAGGTCGGTAGTGCGCTTATGGCTTATAGGGCTAGGCCTAAGCGTTTTACTAACTGGGTGCGGTTATGACGGCTGGACAAGATACCCCTGCCAAGAGTACAAAAACTGGAAACTCAAAGAGTGCCAGCCCCCGGCGTGTATCCCTATTGGAGTCTGCACTAAGGACCTCGTTAAACAGTCGTACAATGGATAGACCGGCACGCAGGTTAGCCCCTGAGGATATACACGCCAGGTTAATTCTAATTATTGGGGGTTCACTAGCTGCCTGCTTTGTGCTGGTTACTTTAGGTATTACTTACGCGTTGATCTTTGTAACTCAGCCATTAAATGCCCAGGCTCCTAATGACGCTGCTTTTATAGACCTACTTAAAACCCTGGCTATTTTTCTTACCGGCTCACTGGGTGGAGTGCTAGCAGGCAACGGCCTCAAGTCTAAACCTAAGCCCGACACGCCGCCTAAACCCTAATTCTGGGCAGGTGTGCGTATAATTAAAAATCCGGACTAGAAAGGACTAGAAAAAATGGCAGGTAATTTAGCGTTTATCTATATGTTGGTTATTTATGGCGTTATTACTTTTGGCGTAGCTGTACTGGCTTGGTCAAGAGGATATAACACAGCAAAAAAAGAGCTACAAAGTATGCGTAGACACCCAGGCTATTTAAGAGCTGTTAAATGATAACTAAATCTGAGCCTGGTATCTGGTGCGATTACTGCAAAACACAATGGGGCCGAGTAAAGAACGTCTGGCACGATCGAGCTATGACTGAGGCCAGTATTACTATCACCAGCGTTAACCCTAAAAGTCATGGGCAAAAGCGGCACTACTGCCAAGCTCACGCACTAGAGGTAACAACCTTTACAAATACGACTACGCACGAAGGTTACAGGTGGTCGTTGCAAGATCAGGTAAAAGCAGTAGCCCCAATACAATTAGAAATGGACGGTAAAGTAAATGGCTAATAACGTAGATACTAAATTGCAAGCTAATTTTAAAATGCCTAACGGCGACCTAATCAACATATACGCAGTAGATCAGGCAGACTTTGAAGCCCAGCTAACAGCTGTGCAGGATACGGTAGAGCTGATTAAGTCAGTCAGTAATAGCCTCATGGGCAGATCAGCTGCACCAGCTGCACCGGTAGACCCCTGGACCATTAAAGACGCTGTAGGCACTGTCGCAGACACTCTAGGCGGTGAGGCTGTCCCTAGTTGTAAGCATGGCTATATGGAGTTTAAAACTGGCATATCAAAAGCCGGTAAGCCTTACAAATGTTGGTCATGCCCTAGCAAAGACCGTAAAGACCAGTGCCCACCTACTTGGGTGAACTAATGGCAGGCATGGAGATTATCTACCCTGGCAATATGTCCCTAAAGGTAGATAGAAACGGCAACGCGGTTATAGATGAAACCGAGGTATGCGACGGTTGCAATAGGCAGACTAGTAAAGCCGGTGGCATTATGGCGTTAGAGATGTCGGTATGGTTATGCGCTGATTGTAGGCCTAAATGAGTATAGAAATACTGCTCAATGAGCGCGAGGTACAAATGGGCCTGCAGGCCGCTATGGCTCGTATGATTAACGCAGATAAGGCAGGCTACAAGCATAAATACGCAAGTGATCACCTAACGCCTGATTATATTTTAAAGCTTAATTGGTTAGGTGCGTGCGCTGAAATTGCAGCTGCTAAATGGCTTAAAGTGCCGGATTTTGTCCCTAGCGTGGATAGCTATAAAGACGACCCAGACATAGCCCCAGACTGGGAGGTAAAGCACACAGAGATAAACACTGGGCACCTGATAATTCAGGAAAACTTC